GTTTCGGGTATTTTTCGTATATTTGTGTATTATAAACTTTAAATAAATTAAAATTAGATTCGTTATGAACAAAAGCAAATTCGATGGTTTCGTAAATCGTTACAACTTAGGTGGTGAGATTGAATCCGTTATGGTAAAATCCGATGATACAAATTTATCGGTAAGAATGATTTCAGATGACAAAACCCTATTAGGTGATGTTACAGTAGTAGGTGGTGAATTTCCAAATGGTGAGTTTGGTATTTACACTACATCTCAATTGAAAGGATTATTGAGTGTATTGGATGAATCAATCGCAGTAGAAGAAGTTACTGGTGCATTGAAATTCTCTGATAAGAAAACAAAGGTACAATATATGTTAGCAGCACCATCGGTGATTCCTGCAGTACCTGATTTAAAAGCATTACCTCCATTCGATACGGAAGTAAGTTTAGATGATGATTTTGTAAATAAGTTCATCAAATCAAAAGGTGTATTATCTGATTCAGATACATTCACATTTACGGTTAAAGGTGGTAAGGCTGAAATTATCTTAGGATATTCTTCAATCAACTCAAACCGAATTTCAATTGCAGTAGAAGCAACTGCTAAAGATGATATTGAACCAATCGCTTTCTCAGCAAAATATTTGAAGGCTATCTTAATGGCTAACAAAGGTTCTAAATCATCTTCATTAAAAATCTCATCTAAGGGATTATCGCATGTAGCATTCGTAGATGGTGATTACACTTCAAACTATTACTTAGTAGAAATTAAATAGTATGGCAAACCAACATTACGAATTAATAAGTGAACCTGTATTTGAAATAGATGGTAAGTTATACCAAACTGAAACATGGAATTTAAATTTAGAGAACTTCCTTATTCAAAATGCTGGTAAGGAGATATACATTTACATACCATCAATAGAAACTAATCAAATTAGAGCAATCGTAAAATAATATAATATGAGCTTTTGGGATACTGAACCACAAAAACCTGTCTTTGACTTTGAAATTGAAAAAGCAAAGTTAAAAGAAAATATGGACTACCTTATGACAATGTCTGTACAAGAACAAACATTGTATAAGAAGTGGGTAGAATTACAAGAACCTACAATGATTCAAGCAAAAGCCCAAATAGCATCATACTACGATTCACAATGGAAACCAACTGATATCAACAATAAGGAGCTAACGATAAAAGAAATTGAATCGTTAGACCCTTACGTTGAGATTGTGGATGACCCAAAGGAATCTACTAAGTGGGCAGCGGTAAGACGTATGATTCACACAATGGATTTTACAGCAAACCCTGGTCGTAATGTAAAGATTAATGTAAAGGATAGAGTAAGTGGAAAACTATTAGGACAGATTTCATTGGCATCCGATGTTACCGCTATGGGAGTTAGAGATAACTTCATTGGTTGGACTAAGGATAATAAGTTTGTTGATGGTAAGTTAAACAACACTACTATCGCTTCTACTATTGTATGTACTCAGCCATTAGGTTATAACTTTTTAGGTGGTAAGTTAATCGCTATGATGACTACTGTACCTGAAGTTAGAAACTATTGGAATGAAAAGTATAAGAATGTATTGATTGCAGTAGGTACAACATCACTTTACGGAATTCACTCTCAATACAATGGTATCCCTTTATTTAAAACATTGGGAGAATCCGCTGGTAAGATTAGTTTGAAGCCCGATGATAAATTCTATGACCCTTGGCATCAATGGATTAAGGAAAATAGAGCAGAGTGGTATAAACAAAATATATCAGATGAGAGAGCTCGTAATGGTGCTAATATGGGATATGAATCCAATGGACCTGTTAGTGGTATCAAACAAAAGATATTAAGTGCTATCTTTAAAGAGTGTGGTATTAAGGCAACTGAATATCATCACGGATTTAAGAGAGGTGTTTATATGGCTATGATGTATGAGAACGGATGTGAGTATCTTAGAAACGAAATAACCGAAGATAAATTAATCCTTAAAGATAAGTTTAAGCAAGGTACGGAGTACATTAACAAATGGTGGAAGAAACATGCAATCAGTAGATACACAAAATTACATGATGAAGGAAGAATTAAACCTGAACACTTATTCTACATAGATGCTATTGGAATTAGTTGGGAAGAAATGAAAGCTAAATACCTATCAGAAGTAGGAAGATAAAAATAAAATTATGGCAAAAAGTAAAAAAACAAAAAAAGTAGAAGAAGTAATTGATAATACTCAATTAGAACCACTTGGGCAAATTACACTCGCACAAGAAAAATTAGAACATTGCGAATGGTGTTTTCAATTTGATAACAATGAACCTCAAATATTTGCTTGGACTGGTGAGGATGATAATAAAGATGAAGAACCAAAAGTAATGTTTACAATTACAAATACAAAAGATTCATATATTAGCTTTACTCACAAAGATGGAAAATCGTTTAAATTGTTTGCTAGAGAATTAACAGATGAGGGTAAACAACTTAGGAATAGACAAATTGAATTAGTAAAACAAAATTTAGAAAATGAAAGTACGAATAAAGAAGCTTAATGAAAATGCAGTTATTCCATCATATGCAAAAGATGGAGATGCTGGAATGGATTTAGTAGCAACTAGAATTATATCCAATACAACATTTGATGTTAGTTATGGTACTGATTTGGCAATGGAAATTCCAAACGGATTTGTAGGATTAGTATTTCCTCGTTCATCTATTAGAAAATATGAGTTAGCATTATCTAATTCAGTTGGTGTAATTGATAGTGGATATAGAGGAGAGTTACAAGCTACATTTAAGAAAACAAACGGATTAGATTCTCTTGCGTATAAAGTAGGTGATAGGATTGCACAAATTATGATTATTCCACATCCTCCAATTGAGTTTGATGAAGTAGCTGAGTTATCGGATACTGAAAGAGGTGATGGTGGATTTGGTTCAACTGGAAAATAAAAAATACAATATGTTTATAGAACAAACGGAAGAAAAGATAAATAATAATTTATGGGTAGAGAAATATCGCCCATCAAAACTTTCTGATTATGTAGGTAACGAACATCTAAAATCAAAAGTAGAAGGCTATTTGGAAAATGGAGAGATTCCCCATTTATTGTTATATGGTAAAGCGGGTACTGGTAAAACTACATTAGCAAAATTAATTGTAAAATCAATTGATTGTGACTATATGGTTATTAACGCATCTGATGAGAATAACGTTGAGACTGTAAGAAATAAAGTAAAGAACTTCGCATCTTCTATGGGATTCAAACCATTTAAGATTATTCTTTTGGATGAGTTTGATTATATGTCACAACCATCACAAGCTATTTTGAGAAACTTAATGGAAACATTTTCAGCACATTGCCGTTTCATATTAACTTGTAATTATGTTGATAAAGTAATTGAACCAATTCAAAGTAGATGTCAATCATTTCAAATAATACCACCAACTAAAAAAGATGTTGCAATGCAAGTTAGCAAAATCTTAAAAGCTGAGAATGTAGAATTTGAAGTTAAGGATTTAGTTCCAATTATTGACGCAGCTTATCCTGATATTCGTAAAGTTATCAATACCTGTCAACTAAATTCAAACAAAGGTAAACTGCAGGTAGATGTTCAAAATCTATTAGAGAATGATTATAAAAATAAAATTGTTGATATTCTCAAATCTAAAGATGATAAGAGAAATAAATATATGAAGGTAAGGCAAACTCTTATTGATTCTAAGGTAATTGATTTTACCGATTTATATACTTTATTGTATAACAAAGTAGATGAGTATGGTGGTGAAAACACATCAAACGTAATTTTACTTTTAGGCGATGGTGTTCATAAATCATCAACTGCAATTGATAAAGAAATTATCGCAGCAGCTACATTAATTCAAATTTTAAATATTATATAATGGCTAACATTTTAGGAGCAGGTGGACAACCAATTGGAGGACAAGAAGAAAAACCAATACCTTTAGAAAAAACTGAAGCAATCGGATGTAAAAAATGCGGTGGTGAGATTTTCGTACAAGGGTTTGGATTTCGTAAGATTTCAAAGTTATTAACTGGTAAACCAAAGGATGAAGTATTACCCGTAGAGTTATTCTTATGTGGTGATTGTGGTGAAGTATTAAATGATTTATTGCCTCCGGGTTTAAAAGTAGAAGAAGAAGCATAATATGGCTAAAACATTATTCGACCATCTAAACGCAATTTGCGATAAGAAAGACCCTAAGTATTGGGATTCATTGGATGAGAGTGAACGTAAGACATGGAGTAATTACATGATTATACGCTTTCTTTCAATGAAACCCGAATGGGTTGAACTTATATCAGATATACAACCCTACATACAGGAAGCACCCCCAAAAGCAATGTATTTGGCATTAATCGGGCTTATCCCTAAGACAAGGGCTTTCTTAAAGTATATGAAACCCGCAACATCCGAAAAATATGAAGATTGGATTATTGAATTGGTAGCAAGACAATATGAAGTATCTAAATCGGAAGCAGAAGATTACCTTAAAATCCTTTATGAAACTACCAGTGGTAAGTTGCATATTAAGGAAATTGCAGAAAATTATGGTACTGACCCAAAACTAATTACCAAACTTAAGTTAAAAGTTTAATTAGGTAATTTCGGGTATTTTTCGTATCTTTATACAATAAAACAACATAATGGCTAAAGTATCATTTTCACAATATAGTATGTGGAGTTCATGTCCACACCAATACAAATTAAACTACATAGATAAGTTAGGTGAAAGTTCATCTAATGTTCACACAATCTTTGGAACTGCAATGCACGAAACTATTCAACATTACCTTTCGGTTATGTATGGCGTTTCTAAAAAGCAAGCAGATGAAATCAATATGGATAAGCTCTTATTGGAAAAAATGAGAGAAGCTTATAAAAGTGAAGCTGATAAAATGAGCGAAGGAACTCCTTGTACTCAAATTCAATTGGAAGAATTTTATGGAGATGGTAGACGAATCTTAACTTGGTTAAACAAGCATATGCACAAATTCTATTCAAAGAGTGGATTTGAATTGGTTGGTATAGAGATTCCATTAAACGCAACTATTAAAACGGGCGTACACTTTATTGGATTTATTGATATCGTTATTAGAGATTTAGCATCTAATGAGATTATTATTATAGATTTAAAGACATCTACAATGGGATGGAATCAATATCAGAAAGCTGATAAGATGAAAAACTCACAAATTCTATTATATAAAAAATACTATTCAGAGTTATTCAACATTCCATTACAAAAAATTAAAGTGGAATATCAGATACTTCGTAGGAAACTACCCGAAGATTCAGCATTTCCAGTACCACACGTATCAAAGCACATTCCTGCACATGGTTCTCCATCTGTTACCAAAGTATATGATGAGTTTATGCAATTTATCAATACTGTGTTTGATGATGAAGGTAAGTTTAAAGATATCGAATTTCCAAAAGTACCAGGTGCAGCAAAAAAGAATTGTAAGTTTTGTGAGTTTGGGAATAGGGGAATATGTGATAAGAAGGCTACAAAATAAAATTTTATGTTTTTTTAAAAACTTTATATTTATATATACAAATATATTTATAATGAATCAAGACAACACAAAACTAACAACTGTGAAAATACTGAAAGATGTATATTCATCATTTAAAAAGGTTTCTTTCGATTCGGATGTAACACTTCAAAAGCTGGTAAATAGAACAGTGGAAAGATATGTTAAGGATGATGATTTTAGAAAAGAAATGAATGAATATTTACAACTTCAAATTTCAGGTTCACAATTTTAACAACACAAATAAGTTATGGCAAAAAAGAAGATTCTGTTACTTTCAGATGACTTAAGAATGGCAAGTGGTATCGCCACAATGTCAAAAGAATTGGTACTTGGTACAGTACACAAATACGATTGGTTTCAAGTAGGAGCCGCAATTAATCATCCCGAAGCTGGTAAGGTTTTGGATGTAAGTGAGGATATAAAAAATACATATGGTGTCGCTGATGCTAGTGTAAAGATTTTACCTTGGAATGGATATGGTAATGCGGATTTAATTAGACAACTAATTA